TCATTTATTTAATTTAGAAATAGATGATATTTTTGAATCCTTGAAAGCCGCAAAAAGAAAACCAGTTTCTAAAATTGTAAGAAAAGCTTTAGAAGATATCAAGAAAGATAGTAAGGAAAATGCAGCAGAAATTGCTAAAGTAGAATTATTAGAATCTATATCTTTGTGGGATGAGGAAAACTTTGATGAGGTTTTTGATAAGCAAACGGTTGGAAGATGGAAGTCAGATTTATCTAAGAGACGAAATATGGTTGCTCATAATAAAATGATTTGTAAAGATATGTATAAGGATACGATGCAATCTATTAATCTTTTTGAAGAAAAGTTTCAAGAGGCAAATAGAAAATTAAGTCATAAGTTAAAATCACAAGAACAGCGAGAGTTAGAAAGTCTTTTTCATCAAAATGAAATTGATATGTACTTGGAAGATTGCGGAATTAGTTCAACATTACCAGATGAACAGGATATTATTGATAATATTAATCAAACAGATGATTTTATAGAATTATCAGGAATTATCAATGATAGAGTTGCATGTATCGGAGGAACTATTGAGGAACTATTATCAATGCTTGATGATGTAAATATGATGTTGAATGAGGGGAATTTTTTCGAGGATGATGTATTTACTGGAAGAGAGCTATTGGAACAATATATTGACTTTTGTTGTGACAATCCCTTATATAGTAGTTGGAAGACATTGATCAAGACGGATATGCCTGTAGAAATTTATAGATTGATTGAACCCCAAATTGCAGAAGATATTTCAAAATTAATAGAACAGTTAAGTGGTATTAAACAAAATATTTTCTTTGTGGATTTAGACTGCTATTCAGAGGGGGATCTAATTAGAATAATAGATTTTTCAGGAAACAGATATGCTCTAACAATAAATGGTTGGTTTTGTCCCGACAGAGGATGTTTGGATGAAATTACAGTTGAACTTACTTGTAATGAAGAACTTATAGAATATGGAGGCATTGATGTTTCATATGGTGATTATGAATTGACCGAGGATGGTACTCCGCTACCCTCTTCGGAAGATGATATATTTGTTCGAATTGATAAAGTAAATAAAGAGCTTAATTTAGTTATAGATAGCTTATTTTCAGATTTGGCAAATATAGAATCTGAAATAATGAAAATAGAAATCTAAAAGATATAAGGAAATATCTATTCGTACTAAATAGTTTTAATACAAATAACAGCATCTTTTCGGAGGTGCTTTCTTTTTTTAATTTTTAGGAGGAGACTATGAAATTATCATCTATTTTAGGAATCCGGGGTGCAAGGGATAAGCCAAAGGACAGCTACGGCGGTTCAGCTTATTCCTTTTTATTTGGAAGGAGTACCAGCGGAAAAGCTGTAAATGAGCGAACTGCCATGCAGACCACAGCGGTGTACTCCTGCGTTCGGATTCTTGCAGAGGCGGTAGCTTCCCTGCCAATCCATGTGTACCGCTATGCAGACAATGGCAAGGAGCGGATTTATGACCATCCTTTGTATCATCTTTTGCATGATGAACCGAACCCGGAGATGACTTCCTTTGTGTTTCGAGAGACACTGATGGGACACCTTCTCATTTTTGGAAATGCCTATGCACAGATTATCAGGGATGGGAATGGCAGGGTACTTTCGCTATATCCGCTATTGCCGGATAAGATGGAGGTAGACAGAGATGAACATGGGCGGCTTTATTATATCTACAATCGGTACAGTGATGAGAACCCGAACTTCAAAGATTATGGCAGGGTATATTTGCGGGAGCAGGATGTGCTTCATATTCCGGGACTTGGTTTTGATGGTCTGATAGGGTATTCCCCTATTGCTATGGCAAAAAATGCAGTGGGTATGACCCTGGCCTGTGAAGAGTACGGGGCTTCCTTCTTTGAGAATGGAGCAACGCCGGGCGGAGTGCTGGAGCATCCGGGGGTTTTGAAGGATCCATCAAAGGTGCGTGAGAGCTGGCATTCGGTATATGGCGGCAGTAAAAATGCCGGGAGGGTGGCTGTCCTGGAGGAAGGGATGAAGTACCAGCAGATTGGCATCCCGCCAGAGGAAGCACAGTTTTTGGAGACCAGAAAGTTTCAGATTAATGAGATTGCCAGGCTGTACCGGATTCCACCCCACATGGTAGGGGATTTGGATAAGTCCAGTTTTTCTAATATTGAGCAGCAGTCATTGGAGTTTGTAAAGTATACGCTGGACCCATGGGTAATCCGGTGGGAGCAGTCTTTACAGAGGGCATTATTTCTTCCGCAGGAAAAACAAGAATATTTTGTGAAGATGAATGTAAATGGGCTGCTCCGTGGGGATTATCAGAGCCGGATGGCGGGATATTCCGTGGGACGGCAGAACGGATGGCTGTCTGCCAATGATATCCGGGAGATGGAGGATATGAACCTGATTCCTGATGAGGACGGTGGCAGCCTGTATCTGATTAACGGAAATATGACAAAGTTAAAAGATGCCGGGCTGTTTGCCGGGAAAATCCGGGAGGAATCGGATACAGAATAGATAGGAAACAAGAATTAGGCCAACAGGTGAAATCATCTGCTGGCTTTTTCTATGCCCTGAAATAGAGAGTGAGGTTAGAAATGAAGCGGAAGTTTTGGAACTGGATAAGAAATGAAACAGATGAGGAACGAACTCTTATGCTTAGCGGTGAAATTTCGGATGAAACATGGTATGGGGATGAAGTGACACCTGTGCTGTTTAAGAAAGAGCTGAATTCTGCAAGCGGAAACATTACAGTCTGGATCAACTCTCCTGGTGGTGATGTGTTTGCAGCGGCACAGATTTATAACATGCTGATGGAGTACAAGGGTGATGTAACCGTGAAGGTGGATGCGATTGCAGCATCGGCGGCATCAGTTATTGCCATGGCAGGGACTACAGTGCTGATGTCCCCGGTGGCTATGATGATGATTCATAATCCGATGACGATTGCCATTGGAGATTCCAAGGAGATGCAGAAGGCTGTGGGAATGCTGGATGAAGTAAAGGAAAGCATTATGAATGCCTATGAAATCAAGACGGGATTAAGCCGGACCCGGATTTCACATCTGATGGATGCAGAGTCCTGGTTTAATGCAAAGAAAGCAGTGGAGCTGGGGTTTGCGGACGGGATTATGGCGGATGTACAAAGTGCGGGTGATATGGTAAATGGAGCAGTGGAGAGCATGATGTTTTCCAGGACAGCGGTGACGAATTCCTTATTGTCAAAGCTGATTCCAAAGCCGGAAGAGAAGACACCTGTGGAACAACTGGAAAAAAGATTGAATCTTTTAACACATTAAATATGGAGGACATTATTTTATGAGCAAGATTTTAGAATTAAGGGAAAAGAGAGCGAAAGCTTGGGAGACTGCAAAAGCGTTTCTGGATACAAAAAGAGGGAATGACGGGCTGTTGTCAGCAGAGGATACCGCCACTTATGAAAAGATGGAAAAGGATGTAGTGGATTTAGGGAAAGAGATTGAACGGCTGGAACGGCAGGCGGTTATTGACGCAGAATTGAATAAACCTACCGCCAATCCGCTGACCAATAAACCAAATGGCAATCCGGACAGAGAAGAAAAGAAGGGGCGTGCTTCCGATAAATATCAGAGGACATTCTGGAATGCGATGCGTCAGAAAAATTTCTACGATGTGGAGAATGCCCTGCAGGCGGGGACGGATTCCGAAGGCGGTTATCTGGTGCCGGATGAGTTTGAGCGGACTTTGGTTGAGGCTTTGGAGGAGGAAAACTTTTTCCGTAACATTGCTACGGTAATCCAGACTTCCAGCGGTGACCGGAAGATTCCGGTGGTGGCAAACAAAGGTGAGGCGGCATGGATTGATGAAGAAGGGGCATTTACAGAATCAGATGATACTTTTGGGCAGGTGTCAATTGGTGCTTATAAAGTTGGTACTATGATTAAGGTATCGGATGAGTTGTTAAATGACAGTGCATTTAATCTGGAGGCTTACATCTCTAAGGAGTTCGGCAGAAGAATCGGCTCTAAGGAGGAGGAGGCCTTTTTTGTTGGAAACGGCACAGGTAAACCAACAGGTATTTTCAATACGACGGGCGGTGCTGCTGATGGAACAACAACTTCCGCAGCAGCAATTGCTTTTGATGATGTGATGGATTTGTTTTATTCGGTCAAATCCCCATATCGTAAAAAGGCTATATGGGTGCTGAATGATACCACAGTGAAAGCATTGCGGAAGTTGAAGGATAATAACGGCAATTATATCTGGCAGCCATCGGTACAGGTAGGACAGCCGGATATGATTTTGAACCGTCCGTACCACACTTCTTCTTATGTGCCGGAAATTGCAGCAGGTAAGAAGGTTATGGCATTTGGTGATTTTTCTTATTACTGGATTGCGGACAGACAGGGCAGGAGCTTTAAGCGGCTGAATGAACTGTATGCAGCAAATGGTCAGGTGGGATTCCTGGCAAGCCAGCGTGTGGATGGTAAACTGATTCTTGCTGAAGCAGTGAAGACAATGTCTATGAAGTCAGGCTCCGGTGCATAAAACCAGATGCTGCACTGACTGATGAGGAGGTGGAAGGATGGCGGTTGTGACATTGGGGGAAGCGAAGCAGTATCTCCGGGTGGACAGCAGGGATGAAGATAATTTTATTTCCGGGCTTTTGGAAACCGGGGAACAGATGTGCCGGGATGTGGCACGTTTGGAATTGGCGGAGTTGGAAGAACATCTTTCGATGGCACGGATTGCCGTCCTGTATGCTACTGCATATTTGTATGAACACCGGGAGCAGGCGGATCATGATGATTTGATACAGACACTGCGGTCTTTGCTGTTTGGTATCCGCCGGGAGGTGTTCTGATGGTAGCAGAGGGTTGGGGCAGCAGGAATAGCACTCCAAGGATTGCGCTTGGTGAGTGGAAGGAGCGGATTACAATTCAGAAAAGCATTCCGGGAACGGATAAGGCTGGGAATCACCTGCTTTCATGGCAAGATTATTTTACGTGTTCTGCTTATGTCAATAACCTTTCCGGGAAGGAGTATTGGGAGGCAGCACAGGTAAATGCCCAGAAGGAGATTTATTTTCTGATCCGGTATTGCACGGAGACAGCCTGTATGGATACGGAGCATTACCGGATACTGCTCAGGGGACAGATTTACAACATTACGTTTCTGGATAATGTGAAGTATCAGAATAAGATATTGAAACTGCGTGCTTCTCTGGAAAAGAGGTGAACAGGATGTCAGACCGGAGAGTGACGGTGGATCAGATGGCGGATGCCATCATGGAGGGGCTTTTGGAATATGCCGGGCTTGCCACGGATATGATGAAGGATTGTGTGAAAAAAGCTGGCAACACGGTGAAGAAAGAAACACAAGATAATGCTCCGGTGAAATCTGGGAGGTACAAGAAAAGCTGGGCGTTGAAATGTCAAAAGGAGACTGGTACGACATTGGAGATGGTGGTTTACAGCAAGAACCGTTATCAGCTTACGCACCTGCTAGAAAAGGGACATGCAAAGCGGGGAGGTGGCCGGGTGAGAGCGATTCCGCATATCGGTCCGGCAGAAGAGAAAGGCATTCAGGTGTTGGAGGACGGTATCAGAAGGGGGCTTTCTAAATGAATCATGAAGATGTGTTGCAGATGATGGTGGAAATAGGGCTGCCCTTTGCTTACGACCATTTCGTAGAGGGAGAAGCACCGGAACCTCCATTTCTTGCGTTTTTGTATCCGAAGGCTGTCAATTTTGCAGCGGATGGGATTGCCTATTTTAAAGTGAACCAGCTTGATATTGAGCTATATACAGATTTGAAACATCCGGGTTTGGAAGAGAAAATAGAAGCAGTGTTATTAAAGCATGGTATTTTTTATGCCAAGAGTGAAGTCTGGATTGAATCGGAGAAGTTGTATGAAGTGTTGTATGAGATGGAGGTATAAATTGTATGAATAATAAAGTGAAGTTTAATATCTGTAACTGTCATTATGCATTGCAGAAATTATCGGAGGAAGGGGAACTGACCTTTGAAAATCCGGTAGCGATGCCGGGAGCAGTTTCTTTGGCTCTGGATCCGAATGGTGAGCCGGAATCCTTTTATGCAGACGGGATTGAGTATTATATCATTGCCAATAACATGGGCTATGATGGAGATTTGGAACTGGCGTTGATTCCGGAGAGTTTCAGGACCGATGTTCTGAAAGAGGAAGCAGATACTAATGAGGTTCTGGTGGAGAATGCAAATTCAGAAACAGGGGCATTTGCCCTGTTGTTTGAGTTTGACGGAGATATCAGGAAAATACGTCATGTGCTTTATAACTGTTCAGCCAGTCGTCCGAAGATTGAGGGCAAGACCAATGAGGAGAACCGGGAGGTGCAGACAGAATCGCTGACCGTTAAGGCAAGACCGATGGCGGATGGATATGTGAAAGCGAAGACAGGGAACCAGACAACGAAAGAAACTTATGATGGCTGGTATTCGGATGTTTATCTGCCGGTTCCGAAAACAGAGGCAGAATATGAAGAAGGTCAGGGCTAAAGGAGGTTGAAAGGAAATGAGTATCTGTAAGAAGATTGAAATTGATGGAAAGGATGTCTTGTTTAAAGCATCCGCAGCTATTCCCCGGATTTACCGTTTAAAATTCCAGCGGGATATTTATAAAGATTTACAGGTGTTGGAGCAGAGTATTGGGGCAGGAAATGAAGAGCAGTCCAACCTGGATTTGTTCTCACTGGAGATGTTTGAAAATATTGCTTATACGATGGCAAAACATGCAGACCCACAGATTCCCTGTGATGTGGAAGAGTGGTTGGATGGATTTAATACCTTTTCAATTTATCAGGTGCTGCCGCGGTTAATTGAGCTGTGGGGACTAAATGTGAAAACGGATGTGGAGGCTAAAAAAAACTTCGTCCTACAGAGCGTGAAATGACAACACCGTTGTTCCTGCTCCGGTGCATACAACTGGGAATTTCCATGAGAGATATGGGATTGCTGTCGATTGGGCTTATCAATGATATGTATGCAGAGAGCAGGAATGATGAGTATAAATACTGTGAGATTGGGACACAGGCGGATATGGACCGATTTTGATTGATAAGGCAGCCTTTTTCAGTTATGATTGTTAGTGTATAAAGGCTGGCAGTGTCAGCAAAAAATTAAATCCAGGTGATTGTTATGAATAGAGAATTAATAGAAAAATATTTTGAGATTTATTTTTCATATATCATTGATGAAGATATTAAAAAAAATGAAAGGAAAAAAATTCATAATTTGTTAGCAAAACTGAATAATCCAGCGTCTATATATAAAGGGTTTTCCTTTTCTTGTTTGAACGTTTCAGAGCAAGTTAGGTTGTTGCATTTTATTTTGGAAGAAATAGATGAAAGACAAATAATCAGTAATTTGAGTAAAATAGATGCAGATAAAGACTATCGTAATCTTAAAATAGATGATGCAGATGAAAAAGGGCTTATTGAAAGTTTCTTTGATAACGAAATGTCGAATTATGAACCAATTGATATTAATTCTATGCTAATATCGAACAGAAAGGTTATAAGAAGTGAACAAGATATACATTTGGTGTTGGATTACCTAAATTTGGCTAATGAAACAATAATTCAGTTGTTGATGGATGAAATCAATACTTTTTATATGATGGGTTTTCATTTTGAATATCTCACATATATAAAGGAATATATTGATTATATTGTAAATGATATACTGCAGTTGGTAGTTTATAAAGTTATCCGTAATTCTGATATGAATACAGTGGGTATTTTGCAGGAATTATCCAATGAAGTGAGATGTCTTTCAGATAAGTTGGATGTCCAATTAGATAAGAAACGCAAGGAACAGACAAGCGATGATATTTTGACAGCAAGCCAAGTAATGAGATATTTTTCTGCATATTTAAGGCATCGCAGTAAACTAAAAGAAGAAACAGATATTTATAAGGAACTAGAAAAAGAAGCAAAACAATCTCCTGCATTATTTAATCCGATACGGGAAGAGTATACGGCAGCAAAAATATTATTATCAGAAGAAGATATTAAAAAAGCTACTATGA